GAAACGGACACGCATACCTCAATTAAAAATCCTTTAAAAATTCACACTATACCAAGATTTGTAAGTCAAGGAGTAGTGGAGTCATTGGCATTAATTCGTTGGGTTAAACCATATACTGATAATGACTCTGTTGATGTCAAAAACAATCAAATAGTTTACTCTGCTGAAACCTCACAAGGTTTAAGTACGTTTTATGAAAAACAATTATTAATGGCAGAAAATCATGGTGGATTTATGACAAAAGAAAGACACCAAAGTTTAATTGATAATTACCACAAAGATCAAGTTCAACAATTACAAGAACAAGTGGATGAAGAATATGGTTTAGATAATGATTTCGATGAAGATAAAACAATACACTAAGCTAAAATTTTTATTGACAACTCAACCATTTTTTATTAGAATGGTTAGTTAAAAAGGATGTAAAAAGTGTCTAAGAAAAAATCAGCTGCACATTACGTATCAAATAAAGAACTCTTTGAAGCAATGAAGAAGTTTAAAGTTGCTTGTGAAGAAGCAGATAATATTGGTGAAAGACCAAAGGTACCAGAATATATTGGTGAATGTATTTTAAAAATTGCAAATGGTTTGTCTAATAGACCAAACTTTATTAACTATACTTACAAAGATGAAATGATATCAGATGGTATTGAAAACTGTTTACAATATATCTATAACTTTGACCCGTCAAAATCTAAAAATCCTTTTGCATATTTCACACAAATAATATACTATGCGTTTATACGAAGAATACAAAAAGAGAAAAAACAACAACATATTAAACACAAAATGATTGATGGTGGCGAATACAAAACACATGAACAAATGCCAGGTGACCCAAACGTTTATACATTTAATGGTCAGTTTAATCCTTTGGTAATGGTACCAGATGAACCTGTATATAAAACAAAAGAGAAAAAGAAAAATCCAAAAGGATTAGAGGAGTTTATGGATGACGAATAATATGAAAGCAGAATTTAAATTAATATCACCAGAGGCAGATATACTAAACAAACCTTTACCTGAATTTAAAGATGAAATACTACCAGAGGGATTTACAAGAACTAAAATAGCTGAAGATTTATTTGTTGCAATGAAACAGTTTGGTGGTATCGGATTATCAGCAAATCAAGTAGGATTACCATATAGAATGTTTGTCATGGGTGGACATAAAGATATGGAAGATGGTAAAGCAAGAGCTTGTTGGAACCCAGAGATAATAGAATTTTCTGAGGAAACAATATTACTAAGTGAAGGTTGTCTAACATATCCATTATTATTTTTACAAGTATCAAGACCTAAAACTTGTAAAGTAAAATATACAGACAATGATGGTAAAGAACATACAGAGGATTTAGATCATATGCCATCAAGAGTTTTTCAGCATGAGTTTGACCACATGAATGGCACAGACTTTACTAAACTTGTATCTAAATTTAAATTAGATAGAGCAAAAGAAAAACTAAGAAAGTTATATGAACAAGAAAAGAAACTTGCACCAAAAACTGTACAACTCGCTAAAAAAATTAAAAGAGAAATAGAAGAAAAGAAAACTGGTGTGATAAAACCAAATACAGATATCATAGTATAATGAAAGTAGCAATCATAACAGACACACATTTTGGTGCTAGAAACGATAGTGATTTTTTTAATAATTACTTTTATGAATTTTATGAAGGTATATTTTTTCCATATCTAGAACAGCATAATATAAAAACAGTTTTTCATCTAGGTGACATGATGGATAGACGTAAATATGTTTCATACAAAACAGCAAAAGAATTTAGAGAAAGATTTGTATTTCCTTTACAACATTTAAAAGTTGACTTTCATTGTCTAGTAGGTAATCATGATATCTATTATAAAAATACAAATGATGTAAACTCACTAAAAGAATTAATTGGAGATAAAAGCAATAAGTTTCATTTATATGAAGATGCAACAGAGGTTAATGTTGGTGGATTAGATATACTGTTTATGCCATGGATTAATCCACAAAACTATATTTATTCTATGGGTATGATTGATGAAACAAAAGCAGGTATATGTATGGGGCATTTAGAGATCAAAGGATTTCAAATGCACAAAGGACAATTTAGTGAAACTGGTTATGACAAAGATATATTTCAAAAATTTCATACAGTATTCTCTGGCCACTTTCATCATAAATCAGATGATGGTCAGATATATTATCTAGGAACACCATACGAGATATATTGGAACGATCACAATGACCCAAAAGGTTTTCATATCTTTGATACAGAAACTTTGGAGTTAGAAAGAATTGTAAATCCTATTAGAATATTTGAAAAAATTTATTATAATGATGCAGATAAAGATTATGCAAATGAAGATGTATCAAAGTATGAAAAAAAGTTTGTTAAATTAATTGTAGTTAACAAAAAAGATTTATATCAATATGATAGGTTTGTTGATAGATTGATGAAAGCAAACGCATACGAAGTTAAGATAGTAGAAGATTTTTCTGATATGCAAGCAGATAGTGTATCAGATGATATAGTGAAATATGCTGAAGATACCAATACTTTACTAAACAAATATATAGATGAATTAGAAATTGATTTAGATAAGGATAGATTAAAAGGTATGATGCGAGGATTATATAATGAAGCTCAAGACTTGGAACTCTAAATACAAGGTAATTTATGCAGACCCACCTTGGCACTTTAAATCATATAGTTCAAAAGGTGATGGACGTAACGCTATACAGCATTATGATTGCATGTCTATTTCTGATATTTCTAATTTACGTGTTTCTGATTTGGCTTCAGATGATTGTGTATTGCTCATGTGGGTGGTTGACCCAATGTTACCAGAAGCTTTGGAAGTTATTAAAGCGTGGGGTTTCAAATATAAAACAGTAGGTTTCACTTGGGCGAAACAAAATAAAAATGATTTAGGTATGTTTACAGGTTTAGGTTATTGGACTAGAGCAAACCCAGAGATGTGTTTACTTGCAACAAAAGGTAAACCAAAAAGAATATCAAAATCAGTAAGACAACTAATCATAAGTCAACGACAAGAACATAGTAGAAAACCAGATGAGATATATGAAAGAATTGAACAATTATTAGATGGTCCTTATGTAGAACTTTTTGCTCGTAGAGAAAGAAAAGGTTGGGATAGTTGGGGTAATCAATTATGAAAATTAGATACTACAATAAACTAGATGCTGGACGTTGGTTAGGATTTATTATTGCAATGATAGGATGTTTTATTTTATCAAATGCAGATGTTGATACACAATGGTTAGGATGGGCAATAGCATGTATATCTTGTAGTATGTGGATAAGATTTGCTATAAAGGATAAAGATATTCCTAGAGCTTTAATGGAAGGTATGTATTTACTTTTATCTGTTAGAGCAGTTTGGAATTGGTTAGTATGATACACTTTGAAAAGATACGTTGGAAAAACTTTTTATCTACTGGTAATAATTTTACAGAGATACATTTAGATAGACAAAACACAACACTAATAGTTGGTGAGAACGGTGCAGGTAAATCAACAATACTTGACGCATTGTGTTTTAGTTTATTTGGTAAACCATTTAGAATAATTAGTAAATCACAATTAGTTAATACTGTTAACGATAGAGAAGCAGTTGTTGAAGTAGAATTTAGAGTTGGCACTAATCAATGGAAGGTTGTTAGAGGTATTAAACCTAATAAGTTCGAAATATACCAAAATGGTGAAATGATTAATCAAGAGGCAAACTCTAGAGATTATCAAAAGTATTTAGAACAAAATGTATTAAGATTAAATTATAGATCATTTACTCAGGTCGTAATATTAGGGTCATCAACTTTTGTACCTTTCATGCAATTGAAAGCAGTACATAGAAGAGAGGTAGTTGAAGAGATACTTGACATTAAAATATTCTCTCTAATGAATATGATACTTAAAAATCAACTAAAAGATTTACAAGACGATATCAAAGATATGGATTATCAGTTTGAGTTAGCAGTAGAAAAGATAGCCATGCAAACAAACTATATCGATGATATGAAAAAAAATAAAGATAAAATCATCAAAGAGAAACAAGATTTATTTGATTCTAATAAAACGATACTAACAGACAGAGAGAAAGAAAAAGCCCTGCTAGAGACTGCTAGCGAGGATTTAGCGGGTGAAATTAATGATAAGACAGTAATAGAAGACAAATTAAGTAAACTTAATAATATACGTGCTACGTTGACTGAAAAACATAAACAATTAACAAAAGATATGGAGTTCTTTAAGAATAATGATTCGTGTCCAACCTGTGAACAAGATATACAACAATCTCATAAAGAAAAAATGGTTAACAAAAAAGAAACCAAAGTTAAAGAAATCGTTGAAGGCGCAACAAAACTTAAAGAAGAATTATTAGTTGTTAATAAACGTTTAGAAGAAATAACAGGTGTAACACAAAAGATAAGAGATAATGAAGTTAGACAGGCAGAGATACTTAGTTCTATATCTGAATTAAAAAAATATAATACAAAGTTAGAAGAAGATATATCAAACTTTGAAACTGGTAGTGTATCACAAAAAGATATAGACAAATTAGATCAGATGAAAGGTGATTGTAAAAAAATTGAACATCAAAGAAGTAAATTAAAAGATGATAAAACTTATATTATGGCAGCTAGAGACATGTTAAACGATACAGGTATTAAAACTAAAATTATTAAACAGTATCTACCCATTATGAATCAGTTAATTAACAAGTATCTTATGTCAATGGACTTTTACGTAAACTTTAATCTAGATGAAAACTTTAATGAAACTATCAAGTCTA